TACCATTCTATAGTATCTTTCAAACCAATATCCAATGGAATTCTTGGATACCAACGCAATTCAGTTTCGATCTTAGTATTATCTATGTCGTATCTAAAATCATGTCCCAGTCTATCTGTTACACTAGTGATTAAACTAAGAGGCTTACCCATCATATTTAGGATAGTTGTAATCAACTCTTTATTACTTACTTGAGTCTTACCACCTATATTATACTTGGAATTGTCCTTGCCGTAAACAAATACTCTCCACAAAGCTTCGCAGTGATCCCTAACGTGAATCCAATCTCTGATATTTGCTCCATCAGCATACATTGGAATGGACAGGTCGTTCATTGCCTTTGTAATTACAACTGGAATTAATTTTTCTTTGTGTTGACGACGACCATAGTTATTTGAACAATTTGTCATAACATATGGGATATTGTGTGTAGCGCCATATGCTGCTACAAAGTGATCTGAAGCTGCTTTTGAAGCCGAGTATGGACTTCTAGGAGCATATAGGTTGGATTCTGTGAAGGCTGGCTCGCCTAACGACAGAGAACCGTAGACTTCATCAGTAGATACATGATGAAAGCGGAAGGATTGCTTTTTAGTTGTATATCGGTGACGAAGTAGGAGCCACTTCTTCGTTGCTTCTAATAAAGAAACTGTCCCATTGACGTTAGTTATTACAAATGGAGAAGCATTGTTTATTGAATTATCAACATGACTCTCTGCGGCGAAATGTACTATTCCAATAGGATCGTATGTCGCTAGTAGATTAAATACCAATTCCGTGTCGTTAATGTCACCTTCTGTGAAATATAATTTAGATTTATTGATATCTCGTAAATTTCTGAGATCACCAGCATAGGTTAGATTATCCAGAACGTGAACATGCTCACCCAGGTCTGTTAGATATCTCACAAAATTAGAACCGATAAACCCGGCTCCTCCAGTCACCATTATAGTCATAATATTATTTCTTCGCCCTCGCCGCAATTGCAGCCAAATCATCTTTGTTTTCTAAGTCAATATCAGACTTAGCAAGCGACTTTGCCTGCAAAGCTGTTGAGAATCTATAGTTATATATTGGATGACTACCACCTCTCTTCAAACGTATTCTCAATCTCAATTGAGGCTTGAATGCTGGAGTTCCCAAATTAGCTGGATCCTTGCCCATGTGATAAAGACCGAATTCACCAATCTGAATATAATATGTTTTCTTGCTGGCATAATACTTTGACACAGCATCATTCGGCACATCAACAAATTTATCTGTAAAGTGCTTATAATCATAAACAACGTCAACAGGCTTAAACTTATTTAGAGGAACGGTGAATTTTCTAGGAGCACCTTTGCCACCCCAGCCCCTTGAACTATTCACAAGCTCAGGCACTTTAATACTTTCTAGAAACTTTCTCATCTGCTCTGCAGAAGGAGTTTTAGCACCACTAAGAGTCCATTTATTTTTCTTCAAATCATAATCTAAAGAACCCTGACCAAAGTCAACTTTCAGATCAAGCTTGACTTCAACCTTGTACTTAACACCTCGGATGGTGATTTCTGCGTCAGGAGCATTAGAATCTGATCCAGCGCCATGGAAACTCTTGTCTTGTATCTTATGCTTCTTTAGGAGTTTATTAATTGTCTCCTCATAGATCAGACCCTTGTTATCAGACATTCAATGCTCCTCTTGATTCATCTATTTATTAGTGAACAAGTATAGCTTCTTCAGGAACCTAAAGTAAAGCTTCGGGGCGTGCTTTCCCAAAACTTTTTTATAGCGATTGACTATCCAAGAATTGTCTCGATTCAGTTTAGCTGCATATGCGGCTTCATATGCATATGCGTCTAATTCATCATAGTCGCTGAGATACAATACATTTTCTTGTAATTTCTTATTGAAATGTTTGAACTTCGGTGCTTTGTCTGCTGGCAGGAGTTTTAGACCTCTCCTACTGTCTTGATGTCCATGACGAAATTCATGAACTAAAACTAACAATATTTCTCCCAGAATTTTATTTGGATTGACATATGGAGTAGTCTTGTTATAGGTTATGTTGACATTGTATCTCTTTTCGTCAAATTCTACCGTGCTGTATGAATTGAAGAAGCCAGATACGCAGAAAGAATAATATTCCTCTGCTTTGCTTTTGAATCGAACTGAGAGACTCTCAAATTCTTTGTTTAGATAGCGACATAAAACAGAAAACTTTACTTCGCGGTCGCCGATCTGAGCAGCGACACGATCAAGTTTTTTGCGAGCTATCTTAACATTGCGCATTAATCAAAACGTATCCCTGCTCTGGCAAATTTGTCTTTATCAACATCTTTGCCAACGCTTTTATAGATTTCGGTCGGGCTAGATTGTCCTGCGAGTTCATCTGCCAAATTCTGCTGGCTTTCTTCCACATCATAAAGTCGCATCTTACTTCTATCTATACCTATGATAAATCTCTTGTGTTTCGTCACATCATTATCACGGTTCTTAAGCTGCTTGATCATCAACTGATTCAATTTTTCCAGTTCCTCTCCGGTTACTGCTGCAAACATAAGATCTGCGGTAGCTGGAAGTCCAAATGATTCAGAAGTGTCCTCTAATCCCGGATCGGAGCTAGTATAGCCTGATCTTGTTGTCTGAGTAGCACTGACGATGGGTAGTTTGAACTCTACTGCAAGTCCTCGTAGCTCCTCTGCAATGGCTTTGATGTATGTATATGAATTGACGTTATTTCCCTGCTTGATTCTTGAAGAGCAGCAGATGTTCAAATAATCAATGAATACGATATCTGGGATGAAGTGCTTCTTCAGAGCCAATTCATTGAATAGGTTGCGAAAGTTTACAGAACTTGCCGATGCTGTAGGATATTCCTTGACAATCAGTTTACCCTTCACAGATTGTTTGAGACGTGCGATCTTGCGATCATAATTCTCTTTTGGCATGAGCGCCAAGTCATCCATGGTGACATCTAATAGATTTGCATCTATGCGAGAAGCAATTCTCTCTTCAGACATTTCCATAGTGACATATAATACGTTATATCCCTGTGATAATGCTGATGAAGCGAAATGACACATCATTAAAGATTTACCGACATTTGTGCCAGCAAGAATGATAGTCAAAGTCTTTGGAGGAATGCCACCTTTGGTGATCAAATTGAAATATTCTAGATCGAATGGGATTTTCTTTTCAGTACGATGATAGAAGTCGAAACGCTGACTAGCATCTTCTATGTAATCATGACCTACGTTTGGATCAAATGAAACTCCCAACGCATCAGAAAGAATTTTAGGAATTGCTCCCTTACCTTTCGTCTGCTTCTTACCTTCCTTATCATCAAGGATATTGATAGATTCTAGGATGGCACCATGTAATGCTTTTTCCTGACAAAACTTTTCAGTGATCTCTACAAGCCAATCTATATTGGAGTCCGTTGTATCTTTGTCGAGTTCTGTTAGAAGATTAGATGATTCTTTGAAATCGTCTTCAAAAACATTATCTCTACTCTCCAGTGAAATCTGGATCGCTTCCACGGTGGGCAGGTGGTTGTACTTTAGAATGTAATCCTGAATCTCCCGGAAAACGTGTCTTTCGCTTCTGTCTTGAATGTACTCTTCTTTTAGGTACGGAATTACCTTTCTTGCGAACGATTCGTTCCTCAAAAGGTTCTTCAATATAATCAACTCGATTTTCTTCATCATTTAATATCTCTTTTCTCACATCTTTATAATTGCCGATTATATGCTCTAGACAATCAACAAATATATCTCCAGCTATTATACCGAACTTCTCATCAGAAGTAAAGCCAGAACCTTTCCCGGCTGGTGCTTCTATCCCAATAGGATCAAAAGAAATTCTGCCATCATCTAGCATAGTTATATTTTTATAACCAAAGACCGCACCTTCATATGGTCCTTTTAAAATCTGAATCGCCAGATTATATTGTTCAAGATGTTCTGTTACAATTTTGTATCCGACATCTAGCTCATATTTTGGATGGAAATAATTATTCCACTTTTGTTTCAGTTTCGATAGAAGACCCATATTTAAACTCCTTCTTGGCAGCGCCATCAATCTGTTCCAGAAGTTCCTTTGTAAAGAACTTTTCTGGATCTTTGTATATGGCTTTCTCAAATGCTTTCTTTCCACCTGGAAATTCGTATTGGGTTGAAACTTTCTTTACAATGCCGTGTTTCTCAGCAAATTCTAGAATGCCATAATACCTATGCAACCCATGTTGATAATCAAGCAACGTTTCCACTTCCTTGTTTTCAACAGTCAAACGAGACTTATTGTTCTTTACTGTGATCAACGCACCAGTAACTTCTTTTGTAGCATCATCACGCTTCTTGCTCTTGCTTAAGAACAAAATGGTTGATGCGGCATATTTAAGACCATCACCACCACTCATTTCCTTCATTGGAACATATGAACCAACTACATCGTATGTATGGTTGGTTACAAGTAGTGCTACACGAGCACGACCCAACTTGAGCGTTAGAACACGAAATGCTCCACGGATAAGCTGCGCTCTCGTCATATCGCGAGTATCCTTACCTTCGGCAATGTCTGCTACTTCTTTATTTGTAGACAACATACCCAGAGAATCTAGAACTAGGAATAATGGTTTGCGCTTCTTTTCATCTTCTTCTAGATAAGCATCAATGATGCGTACAGCTTGTGAACGAAAGTCCTGAATGGTTACAACTGGGACTAGAAAGAAGCGTTCTGTATCAATACCACGTTCAACCAACTGATCAGTAGTTACAGCAGATTCAGATTCAAAATAGAATACTGCGCCTTCCTTGTTATTCTCTAGGAAATTCTTAGCAACGTGTAAAGCATAAAATGTCTTACCAGTTGAAGGACTTCCAGCTAATGCCGTGACCTTATTAGCAGCCAAGCCACCAAAAATACTCCCGGATAGGAGAGCATTCAATGAATAGCTTCCTGTATCTAGAAAAGTTTCTACGTCGGCATCGTTACCTTCGGAGACTCGGCTGGCATACTTGTTATCAGCTGCCTTCATTAAATTATCAAAAAATGACATGTGTTTTCCTTATGCGAAAAATAAATCGAGTGAACTAGTCTCTTCCAGCTTCCAACCAATGCTGTCGAGAATAGTGTTTAGAGGAGACAAAAATGACTTCTCAAATTGTGTATCATAATCTATGAACTGTTGGAGTTCAAATTCTTTAGGTAGAGAATTAGGAAAAGATATTGCATTACACTGAACTGTATTTGGTTCTTTCAAATATGTGTACTTGATCTTCTCACCCTCTTTAATTTCGGGATATCTACGTTCCAGCTTATGCTTCTTTAGCAGATGATTATACATCAGTGCGCCCTTGACATGGAATGGAGTTTTAAATCCCCAGACGTTCTTTGCATCAGAATATTGTAGTAAGTTATTGCAACCTCTAGGTAGAGCTATTTCTTCAACTGGAGAATTCTTAAATTCTTCCCAATATTCATCAACGTATGCCACTAACGCCAAACGGTCTTTGGTCATTATGATATTATAAGCTTCTTTGATCTTATTGCGGCACTTCGTTGGTAGCGATCCTGCTTTAATTGCTTCTAATCCAACTATCTTTAATTTAGGTTTGGTATATTCAACACCTTCGTTGTTATACACTGACATCATGTAATGCTTCTTAGCAGTCCATATTGCTTTATTGGCTAAAGCTTCGCGTTTCATCTTCATTTTATGAGAGAACGCATTTACATAGTCATCCAACTTGAGATAAGACTTCTCAATGAATTTTTGTATTGTTGTCTCACAGAAAGTATCCATGACACGGATAACATCAATGATTTCCCTCTTCTTCAAATTGGGAACATTCTGTTCTATGATGGGACCAAGATTCAAATAGATCGAATCCGTGTCAGATGCGATAACAAAATCTACGTCCGTGGTCTTGGATAGTTTATTCAGATAATCGTTGATCTCTTTTTGGATCCAACGAATGGCTAACTGACCAGATGATGTTACTGCCTCAGCAATACGAATATCAAAGAATCTAAAATATTCATTGCCGATGGCGCCATATGCTGAGTTCAATGTTACCTTCTTAGCAAGCTGTAGATTGTTCAACATTGAAATGCGTTTTTCAATATTCTTTATTTCTTCAGGGTCCTTGGTTTTTTCAAGCAATTTCTTAGAAGAGATCATCTGATCTTTGAATTTCTTACGATCAGCATACATTGACTCCATTAATTCTGCAAGGAAGCCTTGCTTCTTGCGACTGAATATCTGTCCATTGGGAGTCAATGCAACGTTATATTCCTTGAGGAGTTTTGTGTCTATACTTTGATTCAATAAAGTTTCGATTGTAATCTTTTGCGTTGCAAACCAGCTGCTGAATTCATTATTCAAACCATCTGGATCCATTAAAGTCTCTGGTCCTAGATTATACATCATAATCAAATGCGGATATAGACCATCCAAGTCGAATGAAACAACCCAATCATGCATACCAATCTGTGGGTCCTTAACATAGGCACCCATATATTGTCCACCCTTAACGCTATCCTTCTTTGGTGGAATGATAACTCCCTTTAAACGTAAAGCGTTATTGATAATTGCATCCCACATCCTTACCTGAGAGAACACGTCGCCATAGTTGACTTTATTGTCATATGCAAGAGTCATAGCCAATTCAAGCAATTGAAGTTTATCATTTAATTCTATAACAAGAGTTACGTCCTTGATATTATAATCAATGAACTTCTGAAAGTCTCTTGTGTATAGAGTATAGAGATTCTCATATTCTGAGTAATCTAGTTTTGTTTCTCCAAGTTCAACTTGAGCAATATGCTCTAGACGGTATGATTCTTGATTTGGACTGGAAGAATATTTCTTGTAGAGAGAAATATAATCTAACATTGCTACGCCGCAGATGTCAAAGAACACAGTCTTTTTCCCACCCATATTAGATTCACGATCTGTGATTTTCTTCCATGGAGATAGTTTTAGAATTTCTTCTTCAAGAAATAACCGGCGAGCGCGATTGATCAGATATGGAAAATCGAAAAACTCAATATTCCAACCTGTTATGATATCGGGAGAATGTACTTCCCAAACCTTTAGGAATTTGGTGATGAGATCTTTTTCATCATCGCACTTAAGATATCGTACATCTTTACGACCTTTGGGATCAAAATCCCCACAACCAAATACATAATAGATACCATCTACGGCATCTTTAATAGAAAAATTCTTAACGTGTAGAGTTATCGCAGTGATTGGTTCAAATGCGGATGATGGTTCTGGGAATCCATTTTCAGAACCGACTTCGATATCTATGGTTCCTACGACAATTTGGTTGGGATCCCAGTCAACATGTTTGCCGAATACCTCTGATATGTAAGCATATTCATAACGAGTATTACCATATATCGTAAAGTTCTTGACGTCACGATATAGTTTACAAAACTCACGTGCCTCATAGATACTGGAAAATTCCATCTCTTCAAGTGGTTCGCCATTCAATGAACTTAGTTTTGTATTTGGCTTCTTACCACGGACGTAGAGTTTTGGCTTGTATGGGATTCGCTGCTTAATGCGTTTTCCATTCTCTACTCCACGAACTAGAATGAAATTCCCTAGATTGATTACATCGGTATAAAACATTATTATTTCTTGGGTTTCTTGAAAGAGTCAATCAAGTCTTTCTCTACAATGGGTTCATTGTTTTTATAGATTATGTCACTAACTAGTGTCCAACGGTCTTTCTTACGACCATCATTCCTATCAGCAACATCTAAATACCAACCACCAAATTCTTTGATTTTGAGACCGTTAGTTTCAAAGAATTTCTTTAAATTACTTAATGTATGCATATTGTGGAAGCGGGAGTTGGAATCGCACCAACGACCTCCGGATTATGAGTCCGATGCTCTACTTCTGAGCTATCCCGCACCCGATTAAAGTTCAGGAACAACTTCCGTCACATCAATGTCAACATTACCCTTTTGGGTTTGACGTCTCTTCACTGCTGCTCTATGACTTTCATGGGCACTTATGAATGACCTAATCTGGTCACGATGTTCTGCCTTCGTCATACCAAGACTGATTGCCATCAATGCTAGCATCCTCTTAGTTTTACGAGGAAGAATGCTATTAAAATCCGATCTATTTGCCACTTATTTACTCTCTGTATTTAAAAATGATTCACACTTCTTCCAGAAGTTTTCTTGAACACCTGGATGAAATATTTGGAATGAATGCCAAAACATAGGTCTTGCTTCTTTACCATCTGATGCTAAATGACCAAATGTGGTGCCTCTTCCAACATGAGGCATGCCATCTTTGAGTGCCCATGAAGCGCACTCAGCTGGACTACTATCATACCCTAATGGCATATAAAAGTCAACAGGAACGATATTACTCTGTGATTCTGTAGCATATGTATACTCTTCAGCAACATCTGCTCTCTTAGTTTCTAATCCACTTGGCTTATTAAGTGTTACAAAACTGTCTACACTTATGGCTAGACAAGAAGGAGCAACAAAAACATGTTGATTATTTTGAATGTGATTAGAACGTTGAATATTCCCAACTAGCCTACCGGCTGCTGCGGCTTTCATAGTTTCGTCTATAGCCTGATCATTTAGAGGAATAGCATCTACGTCTAGAAACAAAATTACATCATGATCAAAACGTTTTTGAACCTCTGCACCGTCAAATGTGGTATGTGTAATACCATTTAGCACCCATGCTAAATCCAATGATGCCCCATGGCGCATATCTGTATGAATGCTGTAATGAACATAACCCTGTGGATTAAATTTATTAACAACACGTCTTTGTAGCTCTACAGTCTTCAGATCAATATTGTCCATGAAGAAAGAAATAATACATGCATTCGGCTTTTCCATTTTACACCTTTGGTTTTTCACATACAGCAATATAGAGACCATTCCACCAAGTCTCAGCGTCCTGATTCTTTTCTTCAGGAGTCTTTAATTCCCATTCTTGATGAATGATTAAATTTGTTTCTTTGATACCACGACGAGTTCCTGTCTTAGCAGGAGGATGATTCCAGTCATCTACAACAAAAATGAATACATCAGCTAGATTATCAATGTAATATGTTAGCGCATTACACTGATCTTCATCTGTATGACCACCGTCATAGAAATATACATTGACGTCTTTGATCTCTTCTTTTTGTCGAGGATTCAATTTAAAGCAATCTGCTTCAATAAAGCAGTAATTCAATATCCCACTCTTCTTAGCATTTGCGTGAAATAGTGCTGCTGATGGATTTATTGAATTTCCAGTCGGTGTGTGCTTTATCTCAGATTCTTTACCAAACTCAGAAAAATTATCAATGGCGATGGCATTTGCATATTTGTTTCCGTATAATGCGGCGACAAATGTAGAACCTAACCAAACTCCAATTTCTAAATAGCGATCGCCTTCTTTAATAAGATTGTTTAGGAGAACACGATTTCTGAAAGAAGCCATGCCCATCACATCAAATTCTACGGCAGTCAATTTAGTATAACGACGCACTGCTTTGTCAATAGCAAGATCAATTCTACTAATGTAATCTTTCACTTTCTCCATATAAATTTGGCTCCATGACCCTCAACATTCTGAACACCCCAAATAGAATCAACTGCTTCTTTAATCGGAACATGAAACCAATCATCTCCAATTAGAATTCCACCCGGTCTAATAATACTAGACCAATTCTGGAGATCATTCAATACAGAGAAAAAATCGTGTCCGGCGTCGATGTACACTAGATCTGGAACAACATTAAAATTCTTAAGTGTAAGAAATGCGTTCTGTGAATCACATGGGAATGGGGTGATTATGTTTTGAAATCCAGTATGCAATGTATTAGATAAAAATTGATCGTATATTGTAGGACGACCATTTTTACAATCCATAATATATGATGATCTATCCCACATTTCAACTGACCCTAGAAAAGTGTCTATACAAACAATTTCTAGATCTTCAATGCCTTGTGCAATAGCTGCGTTTGCCATATATCGAGCACTTCCGCCGAGCCATGTGCCAACTTCAACAATTAACTTTGGTTTGACTTCTGCAATCACTTCATCAAATGCAGGATGTTCACTTGACCAACCATGACTGTTGAATGGTAGCTGTGCTACATCATAATATGGATCATGACCACCAAATAATAATTCTCTCACTTTCGCCATGGCAAAACTCCCTCATAACGTCTAAACATTTCCTCATTACCGTGCTTAAAAAAGTCCGGTTGAACTGAAAGAGGACTGTTACCAACAGTGTAGTTCACACTGTATTTATATGTACAATCAAAGTTAGGTGCGTGCTGTCTTAGTGTAGCACATATCACTCTATCTATTTCTGGTTGACCTGGTTCTCTGAACTTTCGGAACCAAATTGATGAAATTCCAACAGCAAGTTTTCTTGGTATAAGATAGCAATTCACATCAATAAAATAGTCTTGAGGATGTAGTACACTTGCCCACTTGCCTAAACTTTCGCAATCATCATTCCCTAGATATTTCCCATCGACGTCCTGTAATTGTCTTAGAGAATATGCCCAGTCTCTACCACTATCAATAACTTGCAAGCAGTCAGATACGTGATCTGGAAGTAATGAATTATCGTCATCTAGAAATATTAGATGCTCACCATCAGCCAGATAACTTCCCGCACCATACATTCTATGTCCATTCCAACGATCTGTTCCGGTTGGATATGGTAGATTGATTATGTCTAGACGATAATCAGATTTGTTGCTAAAATCTATTGTTTCCAATATATTTTCTACAACTGGTTTTCGGTTTGGTCCATCAACAAAAAGCAAATGCTGAATTGGTCTATGAGTTTGATTCATGACCGATTCAATGCATTTGCGTAATAGAGGATTGCCCGTTGTCGCTGTTATAATTGTTACGAGTGCTTTAGACACACAAACTGTCCTTTTTCATTACGAATATTTTTAGACTTTTTACCAAAGTTTGGATGATTATTCCCACGGATATTTGTGGTTTTATGGAGTTGCTACTGGTGCGCCTGATGTTGATAGATTAACTGTAACATTAACTGATGGTGCGGCGGCATCACCAGCCGAAACAATTGGAATGTTTCCACCCATAGATGCAGTTCTTTCAGAAAGTGTGAATGACGCTCCTGATGCTGCATAACCAACACCCTGCGGAGCAGCCTTGAATGTATTGAGAGAACGAGTCAGTGACTCATATGTTCCAGCGACACCAAGCTTGTTAGCACCAAATGTTAAAGAACTTCCTGCAGCAATACCATACTTGGCAGCTTCAGCAATAGCATTCTGATTAGCACCTAAGAATACAAATTCCCACTTCCAAATATTGGTGTGCTCAGTGATCAAGGCATTCAACATATCTTTTGTTGTTCTATGACTAGCGTTTTCTTCTCCATCTGTTAGAATAACGAAAATCACTTTGCCCGGACGATCGCTTTCCTTCAAAGAAGCAAAATGCTTACCAAGATCTCGAATAGTATCCGCAGCGGCATCAAGTAAAGCAGTGCCGCCTGCAGGAATATATGTCTTATTAGTTAGCTCGGCAACATCCTGAATGCGAGCAAGTTTGTAGGTGAAATTCTGATCAGTGGAAAATTGTAATAGGGAGAACGTGTCTCCTTCTTTGGCAGTTTCTTTCTGCCCCGCAAGGAAGGCATTAAAGCCTCCTAGAGTGTCCTTAAGGATAGTCTGCATAGAACCAGACTTATCTAGAACCAATGTGATGTGCGTGTAATTCTCTTTCATATATTAAACCTCAAATGTAGTATTGATATCAAAATTTTCGTTCTCAGGGAACGCGGGTTGCATTTGATTAGCATACCCTCTTGGATTACAAATAACCTGTGTCTCACCAATTATATAGGCATGAGAATCATGCGTATGACCATGCACCCAAACTTTAATCTGTTGATTATCTAATATAATTGATTCCAAACTTGTGTAGTAAGCATAGTTCAGAGGATTATTCACACCATAGCGTGGATGACTACTCTTCACAGAGGGAGCCATGTGGGTCATTACGATAACTTTCTTATCCTTGTTTTCTGCAAGGAACTTTTTAAGAGAGTCAATAGCAAGACGATGATCAGCAACCGTGTCATCAGGATGAAGAGTTCTTTTATCATCTTTCATGATAATATCATAGTCATTCATTCCACGACGTGCATGCATCTTAATAATCGTATCATTATGCATCATATCTGTCCATAGAGTAGCTCCCCAAAGAACGATATCGTTCTCAAGAGTTACACTTTCTTTTTCTAGAAGAGTGACATTAGTATCACTTAGAAAGTCGCGCAATACTGGTAAAGTTATTTCCCAGCTGCCGCTATAATGCTCATGATTTCCCATGATATAATATGCTTTATCATATTTTGCACATTGTACCTTGAAGAATTCTCTATAACGGTCACGTTGTAGTATAGCAGTTTTATCTGTCCTGTGCGGCTGAAGATATGTGGCGAGCGCAATATCTCCTGCAAGAAGAAGATTATCTCCTCCCGGAAGTTTCAGATCGCAAAATTCTAGATGAATATCGCTTAATAAATTAAATTTCATTTCTTTCTTCACAATTCTTCAAAATTAAACTCTTGGTGGCATCATCTGCCGTATCCCATTCAATGATCTCGGGAATAGAGCGAAAACAGCCAACACAAAATCCTGTCTGGCTACTTATAAAACAGTTGTTGTTACATGGTGACGTCGTTGGCGGTGGAATTTTATTCCAGACGTCATTCAAGTCACGCATTTTTTCTTTTCAAGTTAATCAGTGGCTTCATATCATGAAGCCCTATTGACTTAAGAAATTCTCTTGAGGATCGCATCTTTTCTTCAAAAGAAACATTCCCAAACTTCTCCGAACTCTCCTCCGGAGTGAAGGACTTTCTAACAGCCAATTTCAACTTGGGATTTGTAATTCTATATCTCATTTAAAATCCAAATTTAATCAGATACTTATATTATACGCTACTATACGACTAATGTAAAGCAATATAACTGCAATAGGATCAACTAGTTGCGGTAAGTACAGGGAAATCATAAACATATTCGACAAGTTCTACTCCCATCTCTGCAGCATATCTTTTGGTCTTATCAAAGGCATCGCTCCAGCGAACTAGTTGGTCTGGGCTGGCGATAGGAGCAACGATACGTGTTATTCCTGCCTGCGCTACCTGAACCACACAACGATCGCACGGAATGAAGGGAATTGTGTACAGAGTATATCCATGAACTGGTTCTCTAGCTGCAAAAATCGCATTCATTTCACCATGAACAATTCGGCTATATTTCTCGTCTCGGTTTGAATAAAGCTTGGCATCATCTGGCATCATCTTTGGAAAGCCATTAAAACCAACAGAAGCAACCGTCCTATCTGGACGAACTATTACCGCACCAACCTTGGTACTAGGATCCTTGCTCCAACTAGAAATTGTTCTAGCTAAATCAAGAAATCTAAGATCCCATTTCTTTATATTATCCATCAAAGTTATCCTAGCGGCGTCATAGGTGTTTGGATTCTTTAGAATCATTCGCGATTTCTCGGTCCGTAGCCGCTGGGATTCTCAGGACCCCAAAGACCAGCTTCCTTCAGAGGATCGATTTTTATTTCAAACGCAGGATCAATCCAATCAACAACGCCAGTAATGGGAGCAGTCGTAGTAACACTTTGTTCCTTGCAACAAGATTCTCCCGCTTCTTCTCGAGCAGCATAATCATTACAATTATCACCTTTTGTCTCAGAGTATTTCTTATTAAACTCACCTTGCGCGCACAGACTTTCAAAAATATTCCAAAGTTTCTCAAACTTCAATTGATACAGACCTTCCAGCCCCATTGTAATATTGGCAATATCGTCAGTAGACATATCTTGTTCTAGAACACCTTCCGTTAGAACTTTCATATCCTCAACAATTCCCCAACAATTCATAATTGCTTGTTCTAAATCAAATCTATCGTTGCTCATAATTACTCCCACAATCCTTGGTAATATTTCCCGAATAAACGGGTTCCATTTTGAATTCTCGCCGTGTGCTTCTTCAATCCATCCATATCAAGTTGGTATGTATGGTTGGGACCATCTACCATTTGATAAAATTCCGCGCCCGCAATAGTTTTGGCTGAATTCATAGGCAGTGGTTCACCGATAGGATTATGATCCTTATCAAGTGCTTGCCACAATGTATCTAATGTTCCAGAACGAAATTGGTCTTCATCATCATCAGATATGATCTGAGTAAATGCCCAGATCATTTCATCCATTATCCAATCCCAACGATTGAAATGATATTCGTCGGTATCATATTCATTTTCTTTAGGAGCAGCGGCAGTAGAACGTATTTCTTCTGGGACATCCTCATCATCTGTGTTAGGCGCGCCATGCTTATTTTTCTGAACTTGCTTTAACATAGGAAGAATAATTAGACCAAGAGTGTGATCCATATTCCATGTATCGTATTTATCAATACGAATGTTAATCTTACGTTCTTTGGCGTCTTGCCAGACGCCCTTCACTTTCTTGCTATTTTGATGTCTACCAATATAAACACGCATTATACTTTCCTAGTCATATCGAGATATTCTGCCCAATGAATCCATTGTCCATCTACCAAAAATCCCCATTCTTTTTTCTTTCTTCCGCGAAAGAATAGAGTCCAAGTCTTGCCTGGCTCTGGGCATTCTATCCAATGATAGTCGCCATTATTAAAACGAAAGTGTCCAGGACCTCTCCAAAACTTTCCATTTGGCGTATGTTCCCAATAACCACCTCTTAGAATAATTGTAAAATACTTCCATGGATGGTCATGGAACACTGGGTCATCTGAACGCATGAATTGGTGCAAGAAAATGTTAAATGGGATGTCAATTCTTTGACGTTGATCATGGTCGGGGAACGCGAGATAATAGCGAACCAAATATGGTTCTTTGCCGTCTCTGTCCATAATGACAGACTTACGACCTCTGCGGTCTAACCAATTCAACAGCCAATTCATCATATATCAATTATACTACATCAAACTGTAATAGTCAAGTCAGAAACACATCATGGAATTTCTTCATAGAATTCTCTGCGTTGAATGGTTTTACAATCTCGCTGTAATTATATTTTGGTCTGAAGGGTAATTCCAAAATCATATCATCAATGTTAGATTCATTGTATAGAAGATCATAGTTCTTCAATAGGTCAACATGGTGACCATCTTCTCCGCCTTGCCATGCAAGCACAGGTTTGTCATGAAATAGAAATTCACACATTGATAGTCCAAAGGATTCTCCGCGAACTCTCGCATGTAACATTGCGTCACAGGCATTAATAAAACTTGTCTTGGCTTTTGCTCCGAAGAATGGTTTGGTGTAAATGACGTTGGGATGATTCCAACTAGGATGTGTATTCGCAAATAGAAATATTATGTTCGGATGTTTCTTGGTGATGCGATTGACTGATTCGATAGCAAATGGTAGATCAAATGTATATGTTCCACCATAACGTCCAAAAACAAATTTGTTTTTGCCGATACCTAACGACTCGCGCAGGTTGTCTTCTGGTTGTGGAAGTTCTACTGTTAGAGGAACAAATGGAATAGTACCTCCAACCCATTGCGGTTTTCCACCTCTCCATCTATTCATATGATTCGCTAACCATTCTGAAATGTATGCATAACGATGTCCATGTGGTTCATATGTTTGAAAGACAGCATGAATTGCTGTCTTTGTAGATTTTGGTAGAGGAGGCTCTTCTACTCCGGCACGTTGGCTATAGACTAGATCAAATTTAGAAGCAAGTTTTTCAAATTCATCTTCTGTATTGAATTCGTATATTTTAAATTTTGTGCTTAGATACTTAACCAATTCTTTATTGGTCCCCACATCTAGATTTGTACTAGCTGATCCAGGAAACTCATATGTTGGACAATACGCGATCGCACTTTCGTTCCCCAAAATCGTTTGATTGTAGGTTGCATAGTCAACTACGGAATTAGTCACACCCCTAAGATTTATGGTGTGAGTCTCAAAAAGAATTTTCACGGGCGAGAATATTTCTCTTTCATTGTCTTGGGTGCATTCTTTGAAGAGTATACATCACCAGAGAAAAACATTTCAAGAACTGCTCTGGCTTGGTCAACACTAACATTGCATGCTTCGGCATATGCTTTCAAGTGCCATTCATCTAATTGGTCTTTTTCTAGACGGCGAAGATCACCAGCAATCAATTTAAGTCTACCAAGTTCACCCAAATAGTCACCATCAGCATAATCACCAGTAAGCATATTGCGAGTCACAACACGCTTATAATCCATTGGATAACCCATATTAACTTTCTCTTTTCTTTCCAATATTATATTTCGCGACTAGCTGCCAATCAGCCTTGTCCTTGAACGCTATGATTTTGATTTGCGATAGCGGTGCAACATTCGTCTTTGTCTTTTCCTGATCTACAATATTACATAGACCCCATTCTTCTAATAGATTAGCAATAGTATTTCTGCGACCTAGATCATTCTCAACTATGTTGGATGGTTTGCCATCAAGAGCAAATAACTCTTTGAAATGAACTATGTAATATTTACCTTGCTTGTGTAGGATATGGCATGACTGATAGAGTACGTTCTCTTGCTTGGCAGCGACGCCAATTCTAGTAAGAGTTTCACGGACTTTCAAGAAATCATCACTCTTTGGTAAGAGGACCTCTACTAGATTTTCGACCATGACTATTCACCTATTTTTGTTTTTACTCTTATAAAGGCGAGTTGCTCATCTGTCAAAACTCTCAATGCATCCGATGCTTTCTTATCGGAATAGCCAAAATACAGTTTTACAGCCTCCAAATTTCCTTCCTTAAGTGGTTTTGCCCATTTAACAAAAGGACGCTTCTTCGCTCTAATGGTATTTAGGTAGAAGTCAATCTGAGGACGTTTATCTAATTGGTGATACGAGTTTAACTCGTTGCAGTATGGTAGAGTGTCTGGATGGTATGATAACGCACGATTCACCATGAATGGCGAATATACTCTCTCTGCTTCAGGGTCATCAAAGACCTTTTTCTTGTTTTCTAAAATTCCAGGTAGAATGTCATCAAACAGTTTCATGAAACCATTCACCAAATTCAGCAGTAGATTCAGCCATGCCATCTTTTTTAAGAATAACGCTGATGATCCAATTCTCGGCGGCGAACTTGGTAGAAAAATAGTTTATCGTCTTCTCATGCATATAGCTTGTGGCAATTTGAAATTCTGAGTCGAATTGCTCTATATGCCACAAAGAAGATTCAGCAGGACGTTTTGCTCTATAATGCATCATTTGAATTCACAATCTACCATAAGCTCAGTCAGAAATGCCATCAGATTAATTTCATGATCCGCAACAAATGCTGCTTGATATTGATACTTACCTAGTAATACAACGGCGATGGCGCAGGAAGGACCTTTCACTAAATCCGCAAGTTTATCATAGATATCGCGCATGATTTTTTGAGAATCTGCATCACAATTCATTCCAACCCATTTACGGATAGATTTGAAATCCTTCTCCTTAAGATGCTTGACTAGCTCACCAATCTGTACATCACCAATCTGAGCAAGGATACCAACATCAATAGTTCCACCGACAGAGTAACGTTGTAATTCATTTAGAATACGACGATAATCTGGGAAGAATTTTGTTATTAGTTCTACTAGAACCTTTGATTCAAAAGTTACTTTCTCACCCCTAAGAATTTTCTCAACACGTTTCATGAACATGCCTGCCATCTTAGACTTGTCTGCTCCAGAGAGTTTAAAGTTAATGACTGCACAACGAGAATGTAATGGAGCAATGATTCGATTCAGAAAGTTACATGTAAAGATGAATGAACAATTACTTGCAAACTCTTCAATGACTCCACGGAAGGCAGCTTGCGCGGTTGGCGTTAGATAATCACCTTCATCAATGATGATGACTTTGCGTCCACCACTCAAGGAAACTGAAGAAGCGAATCCCTTCACTTTGACACGAAGTGTATCAATACCAGACTCATCAGATCCATTGATCATGATATAATCAGCACCAACCTGTTCGCACATGGCACGAGCAATAGTAGTTTTTCCTACACCGGGACCGCCAGCAAGGATCATGTTTGGAATTTCACCCTTGTCTACAAATTCCTGAAAAGGAATTTTCAGGGAGTCCGGGAGAATACAATCTTTCACAGTCTTTGGGCGATATTTTTCGACCCAAAGAATCATCTCATCATTCAACATAATATAATTGCTCCGCTATTATCCAGCTTGGAATGTTGGAGCGTCTCCGGTGTTGATAATCAACTTATCATCCTTTTTAGTCATGCTAGCTTCTGCAAATGATATGTTTGCTCCGCGTTCGCCAACATTACCATCAGAATACTTCACCCAAAAAGAAACTTTCAAATAGTTATTCTTTGCGGATTTCAGCTGTTCTTTGATGCCATCAAAACCATGCTTCTCTATTAAAGAATTTAGATATTTCTTTTGCGTAGCCATTCTGCCAGCTAAAAGAAATTCAGCACGAGCTGGTGCTTCACGTGCAGTCTCATATACTGGAAGTGCCAGAAACTGCTCTACAGTAAAACTTTTCTTGGTGTAATTCATATTAATTGAACTTGGAAGTTGTCTGTTCTAGTGCGATCCAATACAAAAGCTTTTTATCTTGGTGAGTAAACTTGCTTACACCAACAGCTGAAATTTCAACCTTGTATGCGCCGCTAATGAGTTTTAGATTCTCAATCTTTAGAACGGCAAAGAACTTGATTTTACTATTACCTTCTACAACCACACTAGCATCGTCTACAACTTCACCTTTAACATCCATGGCACATATTGTAATGTCGCCGCCGTCGCTCTTAATAACAATGTTTGGGCATTTTAGAATGGATGCAACTGAGAAAATCCAATTCTGAATATCTTGCGTGATATTTAGAGTCACGTCAAATCCAGGAACACTAATGTTCTTGTTTGGTGGAGCAAAAATTAAATTGCTTGGTGTAAAACGCTGACGAATCTTAGCAGCACCAGCAAGACCAGTGAATGTAAGAAATTCTTTTTCTACTACCACTTCCGGTGCGCTCTTGTTCATAGACAAAAGACCTAAAGTCTTATTCAAATCATAGATTCCAAATTCCTGCTTGAATTCTTCATCAATTTGTGCTTCGGCAAGAATTGCCTTATTAGCCGAGATAGTTCGGAGAACCTTTCCTGCTTTTACAACCAGACCTTGGTTGATGGTCGAAAAGTTCTTTAGAACTTCTACGGTATTTTCAGATAATTTCATAATCAAATCCTTCTAGTAACAGTCTATATTATACTCTACTTAACTGTAGAAGTCAAGTATTCATTCACTTGGCGCTTTAGGTCTTCCAAAGAGCCATTGTTCTCTATTGTAAAATCGACCGGATAACCGATCCATGCCCACTCCGAATAATGTATATCTGGGTATTTAGACATTTTCTGATCTTTTCTAATAGATTCAAATCTGTCGGGCAATTCGTGATTTATATTTTCCGCAGTACTGAACCACTCTGGTTCTGGTCCTCTCTTAATACGAAGAATTAGACCACCATTATCGCGAATCATTTTCATTTCGTTTGGGAAGCGAGTATCTGTGATTACATAACTCTTGTCGGGATTGAGTCTCTTCTCCACAGAACGAACCCAAATCGCCTCATGGAATACATTGCGTCCTGCTTCTGTACCCATCAACTGTAAAGCTTCGCGAGGAGTGAAGTCTCTACCCATTATCTTAGACCAGAATGCGTCTGGTTGTTCTCTAAAAGCACGGGATTGAACCGTATCACCTTCTAATAGATCACGGTTCCACCCAAAGATGGGAGCCAATGCGTCCTTTACTGATTTAGCAAAACTTTCACGCTCGTAGCCATAATCATCTGCTAAAATATCACCAACGGTTCCTTTGCCGGAACCGATAAAACCAACCAAACCAACAATCATTATACTGCCTTCGGGACCTTCGCCAATTGTGGTCGTAGATCCTTTTTTAGATCTATATTGAGTGCTGACAATACATCATCAAGATGCACGGCATCAGCCAAACAGGCATATACATGCTGACCTCCTGGAATTGGTGATATCGTACC